CGCCCGTCTAATACTTCTGTAATTTTACGATAAGAGGGCGACGGAATTTCAAGTTTTAACCCAACTAACCCAAGTGAGTCTAAATTTATTTCTTCTCCTAAGTTATTGTATAAATTAATTATAGTCACTCCGTCACACTCCCTTCATCGCATAATTTAGATTCGTGCGTCCGCCCATTAATTGACCAATATCACTGTGTATTTCCTCCGCTATTACTCGACCGTTTAGGATAGTTTGTAGGATGATTGGTTGCGTGTTGTAACCTGATGTGTTTTTTTGATCCATCGTACTAGCAATCATCTGTCCAATCGTACCTAAAACTTTATCTGTCAAAGGTAACGCCGCTTCTGCCCCTGCTTCTCCAAAACCCTGCATCCCCATTGGAGTATTAAAAATCGTTGGCTTTTTAAACAATGCGCCATCAGCGTTCCATTTGACATTAAACTTTGGGACTGGAATTTCCACGCCCATAAAAGTACCTTTACCCCTGGAAACAGAAAATCTTGGCATCTTAGGCATAGGGAATTTTAATATCAAGTTGGTAAAAAAGCTTTTTATCGTATCAAGAGTTTTACTAATCGTGTTTTTAGCGTCATCAATCGGCTTAGTCATTGTTCCTTTAATCTTATCAAAAACAGATTTAATTTTTCCAAATATGGAATCAACTACACTTGATGTTTTTGTTTTAACACTATCCCAAACACTCGATAATACGGATTTTATACTGTTAAATACGCTCGATGTTTTATTACTGACTTTATCCCAAGCTTTCGAAATTATATTCCCTATAAAATCTGTAACGGTTTTTATAGCCGAAGAAATTTTGTTCCAAATATTTTTCAGTACATCCTTTATCGCATTAAAAGCATTCATCGTGTTATTCTTTAAGTTGGTCCATCTTTGCACAATAAAATCTACAATTTTAGCAATAATAGGTGATAATATTGTAGATATTTTTGAGAAAATAACACCGATAATCGCAACAAGCATTTCAAATATAATCGTCACAGTATCCTTCAAAAAATTAAAAGAATTAATAACAAAACTAACAATTTTATCGATACCAAGCGCGGTATAAACTTTTTCTGCAAAACCCGTTATAGCTTCGACCAATGAATTAAAAATTTCGATAGTTTTCTCTTTTATCTCATTAAATTTATTAATGAAACTACTTTTAATATCTTCAATTTTCGTACTAATTGCCGTTTTCATTTCTTCTACTTTATTTGATATACTTTCTTTAATCTCGTTAAATTTAGTGGAAATAAATGACCCAAACTGTTTAAGTTTAGCCATGATGGTATCCCAATTCTTCCACAGTAAAACACCTATGGCGATTACCGCCGCTATAACTGCGATTACTGCAATAACAGGTAAGGTAAAAAGCGCAAAACCTGCCGCTAAAAAACTAACCGCTGTCGCTATCCCACTAATTATAAAAGCCACAGGCGCTATTGCTGCTATTAATGCTAATACAACAACTATTGTTTTTTTCTGTCCTTCACTTAATCCTGCAAATCTATCAATCAACGTTTTTACATATATAGATAGGTCTTTAATAAACGGAGTAAGAATATCGCCTAACTGTATGGCCGAATTTTTTAACGAGTTGAACGATTCCGTTAATTCTTGCCCTGTCGTATCACTTACTTTTTCAAAAGCCGCGTCAGTTGCTCCGGCACTTTCACCCATGCTCACTAACATCTCGTTAAAACTTCCACCTTGATCTTCGCTTAATAGTAGAGCTGCTTTTCCGGCTTCGGCACTACCAAACATATCTGTTAGACTTTTCCCGTTCTCTTCGGCGTATTCGTTCATCGTGTTTAAAACATCACCGACACTTTGCCCACTTTCAATCAACTCAGGAAATGTTTTTCCTGTCGCTGCTTCTATTGCTTTACTAGCGGTCGTTCCACTTTTGCCCATTTCGTTAAACATACTATTCATGTACGTTGTGGTTTCCGCCGCTTTAATACCTTTACTTGTCATTATTGCGTAACCAGTAGCGACTTGCTCTAAATTAACGCCCATACTATTAGCTGTAGGGATAACTTTACCCATAGTGTCAGCGAGTTCTCCAACCGTTACTTTACCTTTGTTTTGAGTCTGAACTAAAATATCAGATACTTTATTAACTTCTTCACTTTCTAATCCATAACTGTTCATAATCGTCGTTAGTGTATCTAAAGATTGTCCAGCTTCCGCAAATCCTGCTTTTGCGAGTTTAGTTGAATTGGTAACGAAATCAACCGCTTCACCCGTGCTTTGACCGGCGCTGATAGCGTCATAAATGTTATCCGCAATGCCTGTCGCTGCAATACCTGTATCACTACTAAGTTTCAATATACTGTCTTTTAAATCATCAATAGGCATAACTGTTTCATCTGCAATCGTGCTAACTTTCGCCATGCTTGTCTCAAAGTCTATACTCATTTTACCAGCAGCGACAGCGGCTCCGCCAACAGCTACCGTTACCGGTGTCATTGCTTTACTGACTTTTTTTGATTTTTCGGCTATTTTATCCGAAGTTTCAGCTATTTTTTTTAGTGTAGTGTTACTTTCTTCCGCTGCTTTTTCTAGCTTTTTTAGTTCTTGTTCGGTCTTGATAACTTCTTGTTGCAACTTCCTGTATTGTTCTTCGCTTATTTTACCTTCTGCGAATTTTTGCTGCGCTTGTTCTTCTGCTGTTTTTAATGTGACAAGTTTTTCTTTTGTGTTAGTAATTGACTCAGCGAGTATTTTTTGCTTTTGTGCCAAAAGTTCGGTATTTTTAGGATCTAACTTCAATAAACGTTCAACGTTTCTTAATTCTGCTTGTAAATCCCTACTTGTTTTATTTACACCACCTAGTGCTTTTTGGAGTGGACCCGTCTCTCCATTTATCTCGACAGTTATTCCTTTAATATTTTTTGAAATTTTTCTCACCACCTTTTTTTACATAAAAAAATACACCAAATTGAGTGCATTAAAAATTATCATTTTCTAAACTTTTTCCTAAGCGCATCTCTTTGAGGTGAAGTCTGCTCCATTCGCCAACAATTATTTAAATATTCCCTGCCGCCCTCGGTCTGCATATGGTTGTATATCACTGCATCCCTTAGTAGTAACCAATATTCAAACACTTCTAAATCTTCCAACCTCTGAAAATCATAACCCGTATACTTTGATACTGTTTTTTCTTCAATCGTGTTGACTGAATAATATCCCTCATCACTATCACCGCTGTCGTAATAAGGGATTTTTAGTTTTTTGACGATTTTTCCTTACCCAACCATTCGAAATAAGCCGTCAAAATATCAGACATTTGATCTAAGTCTAACTCATCAATTATTTCATCCGAAACAGCATACTTCTTTTTATTTTTACTTAGGATCATTTGTACCGCTTCCGCTAAATCTGTGATCGAATCCTCTTCGCGTGATTTAGATAGAGAGGTGATTTTTTTCAATGCCTTCAATTTTGGCGGTTCAACCTCTAACACCAAATCATTTAATTTAATTGTAAAATATCGCCTATTTACTTCGTTTAAATCAAACATTTTTAACCTCCAAATAAAAAAGAAGGCGATTTATTCGCCCTCTTGATTTATATTTTTAACCTTATACTACTGGAATATCTTCCGCAAATATAATTTTAGTTCCTTCGCTATCCATCGGCGCCGCTTTAAATTCCGCGTCCACGATTGTTTCTTTGTCTTTCAAGAATTGAAAACTAAATCCCGCTTGATTGTTACCAATGATTGTCACTCGTATATCTCCATCGAGCGCATCCTTGTGGACGAAACGAATAACATATAGTTTACCATCTTGATTTCCTACTCCACCGATTTTAACTGTTCTTTTTCCTAGCACTGCATCTTCTGTCACTCGCGCTGTAGAACAAAGTTTTTCTAATGTATTGCCGTTCCAAGTCATAATACCTGATTTCAACATAACTTCTTCATCAGTTAAAACCGTTTTACTTACTAAGCCTAGATCGTCTTTAGCCTCATAAAAACTAGGGTTATATTCTAAAGTTGCACCGCCCTGGATTAACCCTAGTAGGTTTGTTTCGACTTCCAAGAGTAAGTCCGTTGGGATTGTTTCACCGTCAAATACATCAATATATAATTTCCCACTACCTAATACAATTTTTTCGCCCTCTGTTGCCATTTTATATTACCTCCTAAATTTTTTCTGTTAAAGTAAAATCAAATACAGTTTCAAACATCATTTCTGTATCAATCCATATACGATCCTTGCTATAATTTATTGCTTTTTCGTTTAACAAAGCTTCTATTAAACTTTCTGAAATTCTATCAATATTTACTGAATAAAATTCAATGCTTATATCTCTGGTCGCAATAGAATTTTTATTATCAGCACCGCTAATTTCGTTATATTCTGTAAAAATAACATAGGGCAAAGGAGGCGGATTTAAAACTCGTTCTTCAAACACTTTTAAACTTGTAGTTTCTAACCACTCTTTAATTGCCAGCACCTTCAGCCGCCTCCTTTGCTAATTCTTCCATTCTTCTTATAGCTAATTGTTCGCCATAAATAATATGCGGGAAGGCTCTTGTCCTTCCGCCACCACGTTTAGCGTGTCCTTTTTCTAGTAAATGTGTAAGCCTGTGATCGCCGCCACTTACATACCACGTTTTACCTTTATTAAATCTACCCTCGTGGGTTTTTTTAATTTTAAAAGAACTGACATATTGTCCACTTCGTTGTGTAAACGTAACATTTTTTTTAATCTCAACGTTTACTTCCTTCGCAACAACATCAACTGCTTTTTTTACGCCATCCGTGACACCTTCACTGTAATTTTCCAACTCTTTGAGTATCATATCGGCTAAGTTATCAATGTTTGTACTCATACTC